CGGGTAGTTATGCTAGACCAGAAGTCTTAGATCGTTTACAGGCCGCTTGTAGTTTACTAACGACTAATTTATTTGAAGTATCTATAGAGGGTTTTAGTAATATATGCAAAACACTAAACGGTAATCAAATATCAGGCACTTCCTTTTTACCTTGTGATCTATCTGATATTATGTGGGGTTTAACAGAGGCCCGCTTAATTATAGGTAAAGAAGATTTCACTAAAATAAATTTCTCTCACGATATAGCTATCTTTGTAGCTACTTTATTAAGTGATGAAGGTATAACTAAACCGCCACCTTTATTATCGTTTGCTGAATTTGACCCTATGGAAATAGATATGAGAGATATTACCTTAAGTCATGATGGAATGCTTAATACAGCTTACGAAGAAAGACAGATAGAAGCTAGGCAAGAACTAGAAGCATTTGCTTCTAACAAATTTAGTGAGTGTATAGGTCAAATATTGAGAACACCTTTATACACAGCAGATAAAGATCAATTAAATATATTAATAGAAAAAATGAAAGGTTTACAGAATGAACAAAAACAATAATTTAGGCTCACTTTTAAAAGAGGCTTTAGACGCAAACGTATTACAAGGGTTACCTGTGCCGGGAACAGGTCAATCAAGATATAATAGAATTGCAGGAATGGCCGCAGCCGCTCCTGATAACGGAGACGACACACAACAAGCGCAAGAACAGATAGATCAAACAAGAGAAGAAGAAATACAATCACTACAACAACGATTGGCTGAATTACAACATAATAATAAAACGCAAGATTTGGAATCTAAAATAGATCAAGAAGCTAAAAAAGCGGAAGATATCCAAGCTAAAAGAATGGCCGACGCGTCGGCTGATTTATCCTCAGGTAAAGATGTTTTAGATAAAGTAATGCAACAAGCTAGTCCTCGTAACGAAGGCTAACAGTCTGTATAGAGAGCGCTTAGGTTAAGCGCTTGACCCTTGTGTTTTTTTTATCTAAATAAAACAACATCCTGAGGCGGTTTTTGTCCCGCTGTTAATTCCTCAATTTCATCTTGGTTTAATACGTTCTCTAACTTTTTCTTATCATCAAAGTCTTTTCTGTATAATATAATAGGCTCAACTTCAGAGGCTACCCAATTATTTAAGGCATAAAGCTCTGTTGTACTATCAGCTATCAATAATAGCTTATTTCCTATACTGAATCGTATATCCATTATAATCACCTTTTTCTTTCTTATATTTTAACATATTGTAACGACTTATTATTTTGTATATAAGCTAACTCACAAATGTCTTCTGTTTGTTTTTTAACAAACTGTAAAGCTAAACCATTTTCTTGCACAGCTAATTTACATAAAGCGTTAGTCTGTTTTTTAACGTACTCTAAAGCATAACTATCTTGTTGAATGGCTAACTTACATAATTCTTTTGTTTGGTCTCTAACATACTCTAAAGATAAACCGTCTTGTTTAATAGCTAATTTACATAACTCGTCTGTTTGTTTATTAACATATTTTAAAGATAAGCCATATTGCTGAACAGCTAATTTACATAACTCCTCTGTTTGTTTATTAACATATTTTAAAGCTAAGCCCTCTTGTTGAACAGCTAATCTACAAAGCTTTTTTGTTTGCTTCTTAATGAATCTTAAAGCTAAGCCATCCTGTTTAACAGCTAAAGCACACAGTTCCGGTGTTTGTTTTTTGACGTAGCATAATGATTGCCCATCCTGTTTAACAGCTAATGTACATATCTCTTTAGTTTGGTCTTTAACATATTGTAAAGCTAAACCATTTTCTTGCACAGCTAATTTACATAAGGCTTCAGTTTGTTTATTAAAAAACAGTAAGTCTAAACCATTTTCCTGAACAATCTTATCGTCTTGTTCTTTTTGTTCTTTTTGTGCTTTTCTAAACTTTAGCATAAGTAGTGTTCTTCTTATTCTTTATTTACTACTTATTTATATCGTGCTTTATTAAATCTTTTAATCCATCTTTTGCTAACTTATATAAGTCTTTTAAATCATTATTTAAAACTTCATTATTAATTATTTTAGGTGCAATTATAATTACGGCCATCTGCTTTGTAGACGGTAATAAAACAGTAGTCAATATCAAAAATATTGTCGTTGGTATTAATACTACAGAACAAACTTTATGCCATAAAGGTATCTTCTCACCTGCATCTATATAGTTGAATAAAAACCCCCCTAATACCATTATAACAAAAATAAATATAACAACGCCTGTGATTTCTAAAAGCAATTTAATTTCATCTAATTTCAAGACACAATACAATTCAAACATATTCATTTTGACACATCCTTCTTTTTTATTAAATCTTTTAATTCCTCTTTTGCCAATCCGTACAACTCTTTTAAATCGTCTTTTAGAACCTCATTGTTAATTATTTTAGGTGCAATTATAATAGTTGCCATCTGTTTTGTTGAGGGTATTAAAACAGCAGCTAATATCAAAAATATTACCATAGGTATTAATGTCATAGAACAAACTTTATACCATAAAGGTATTTTTTTACCTGCATCTAGATAGTCGAATAAAAACATTCCTAATATTACTGTAACAAAAAGACAACTAACAGCTCCTGTAATCTCTAAAAGCGATTTAACTTCATCTAATTTCAGGATACAATATAATTCAAACATATTCATTTTTTCTTCTTTCTTTTGTTATTAAAAAAAGCCTCAGTGAAATGTTATCTCACCGCTGAGGCGCCTAGTTCATAAAAGGAGTAGGAAAGACTCGAAATATTAACGATTCTGCCGGTCTTTCCATATAAGCACATTCCAAACTTTGTTTTATTATGCCAGAATCGGTTTTTTATTGTTTAAAAAAGTCATACATCTCTTTATGTTTATCATCAATGTCTCTGTTCTTCTTGCTTTTTGAATGTTTTGTTTTTTTAGCTTTAAACTTTTTACAGCACTTTTCTTCATTAACTTCCTCTACTTGACACCGTATCTTTTCTATCACGTCCAGGTCTTCTAATAAGTTATGCACTTTGTCTAAAGTTTCACGTTGTTTTTTAGTTATATTATCTAAAGGTTGATTCTCAGCTGTGATAAGAAGTCTCCTTAGGTCGAATGATTGCTTATACATATTATCAGAATGTTTAAACACTTTATCATTTAAAGTATCTTCCTCTTCTGTTATTTTAGATAAAGATGAAGCAAATACTTCTGTGTACTCATTTTTTCTTTTAACTACTTTTTCAAGATCCTTACCTATCTTTTCTATTTGCTCAATATCTTTATCTATATCTTTTAAGCAAATATTTATTGTTTTAACCAAACTATCTAAAACAGTTGGTTCTTTAATTTCTTTAGTTTCTTTAGTTATTTCTTTTTTAACTACGATCTTTTTCACAGCTGGTTTCTTTTTTGTTATCTCTTTCATTTTAATCTTCTTTCTGTTTGTTTAGGTTTTTAAGTATGTCTTTCGTTTCTTTTATTGTATCTTGCATTGAATCAATCGCCTTAGTCATATTGACGCATAATCTGGTCAGTGGTGATTCAGTTAATTCTAACTTACTGTTTGCGTTTTTTATCAATAAACGTAGTTCGTCAAATGTACATTCCTTTTTATTTATAATCTCTGAAATTTTTACATCTATTCCTAACCGTCGTTTAAGTTCTCTATTTATTTCTTTAAAATGTTTCTCTAATATAACAGAATCATCTTTAACTGAAACATTACATACTTTATCCACAATGCGTCTAATTACAGTTGCTTCATGTGTCTGTTGTTCTTTATACACAATAGTATTATTAGATGTTATGTTTTTAATAGTAATATTAAGTTTACCTAACTCTGATTTAAATAGATCCATAGCGCCTTCTGTGTTCTCTAATAAAACTGTATCATCCACTCTAAGTTTAATAGCGTCTGGTTCTTTTTTCCACACTATAGAATAATCACGCGCTTGCTGTTTTACATTATCTATAAGATATAGTATTTTTTTATCCATATTACACCTTTTGTGTTCTTTCTTCAGTAAACCCAGGCTTCTTTAAGCTTACAGTAGATGGGTCTACTGTTTCTTTTTTTATTTTAGATTTTATATTAGGGTCAAATAATTGCTGTTGTGCCTCTTTACATTTAGCAATAACCTCCGTTACTATTTCCATAGCTATTAACGCTTCATTTGTAGATAAGTCTTTTGATAACTCATTTAAACCTTTAGCTCTAGCAGCGGCTTCTTTTACCGTCCACACTTGAGTTGTTAATGGTCTACCTTTATAAGAAGGGTCAAATCCTTTTTTAACATCAACAATAACGTGTCCACCTTCAGCTCGTACAGATTTAATACGATTAAATAATTGTTTTTCGTTTTCTGTAGATGTGCCGTGGATGTAAATACCAGCAGATGTTTCCTTATCATAAGCTTTATTTACATGCTGCTCAGCTTTCACAAATTTGCCTTTGTGTTCATCTGTTCGTCTCTTTAGAAGTTCCCTTCTAGCTTCTTCTTCCGATACCTCTTTTACCTTTGCTTCTTCTGCCATAATATACCTCCATTCTGTTAATACGGCGGAGAGTGCTTATCTTTATTCAGCTATCTCCTTTGTTAAATGTAAACGTGTTTTACATTCAGCTTAAATATAAATTACACTCGAAAACATTTATTGCAAACCATTTTGAAAAAAAGTTTCATTTTTTTACAATGTGTAGTTAATCCCAATTAACATTCGCTGGGTTAACCATATTTTGGGTATCCGCGTCTATGGTATATTTGTGGCTATCCATTAAGGATGGGTAGCAATCTTTAATGTGCCATATAGTTGAACAAGCATAATTTAAAGCATGTGCAAAGTCATCTGTTTTTTTAGGCGCTTTAACAATTAAATAAACATCACTGGCTCTAGGCATCTCTCTCACTTCTTCTTGTAAAGCTAATAAATCTTTAGTTATATCGTAACTTCTATCAAACTGCGGTAATGTTATTTTACCCGCTTTAATCATATTAACCACGATAGCTAAACTTCGTGGTTTATCTATACTATAACTAGCTCTTTGGCCTGTTCCTGGTTTATTATATTTAACAACCTCTTGTCTTACAGCGTTAACATAAGTGTATGGCACAATAAGTTCAGGGTCTACTCCAGCTTGTAATAATAAAACTTCTCTAAGGTTACCAGCGCCACCGTAATCATGGCCTATGTAACTAACCCTAAAGGTTGTAGCATATGTTAAAATAGTTCTTATTTCATCTATAGGTGTCATTGTCATAGGGAATCGTTCACAATATAAAGTATCTAGCTTGTCTGATCCTGGACATACTCCAACAATGGCTAAAGCTGTAAAACTATTCTCTAGAGCTCCTCCCCCTCCCCAGTCCACACCGAGTACAACTGTTTCATAATAATCCCTGTTTTTAAGTGCATCTTCTATTGTGTTCTTATATTGGTTTTGCGACTGCTGTATATCTCCTACGGTTATAAGTTTAGTTGCTTCGTCACAAGGCTCACCTAAAACCTCATTTAAGAATTTAGCTTTAGTATATGTTCTTTGTTTATATAATAAATCAGCCCACTTGTTCTCATTAGTATAATGTAGAGGGTGTATAATTTGGGGAACATGATATCCAGCAAAAGTGTTCCTTAAGTGAGGGTTACCGTGCTCATACCAACCATCCCGAGCATCTAAAGGTTTACCGCATTTCTTATTAGCGCAAATAAGTGTCTTTAAACCTATCATATTTAAAATATCGTGGTCTATACTAGGTACATTAAGCTTTAAACAATTTTTGCACGGTATAACCCATTCAGCCATACTACTATCATTGAAAATTTCACTTAAAGTGTTATCTGTTGTTTTAGGTGTACCTGTATATTGATATATACCGTATTTACGACTAGCGCTCATAGTCTCACCTATTACAGGTATAAAGCTGCTATCTATATCTTGGCAATTAAGGCTATACATACCATTAGCTAATAAGTATGTATGTGTTCCTACAACCTCAATATCAAAGGTCTCTTTAGCGCCTGTATATCTAATTTTTTCTATATAGTCTAATTCGTTGTTATTAACAACAAGTTCTAAAGGTCTACGTTTTTCTTGTAATAAAAGTTTAGCTATTTTATCTTCTAATTTATCTCTGTTTTCCTTTTTTAACACTCTAACTATTTTGTGGATAGTCTCTTCTGTTTGGTTCTCTATAACAGTGTCTAAACTATACATATATGTAACTATATCGCTTAAACGCATAGCTCCTTTATTTGTCATTAAAGGGTGGTCTATTGTGCATGTTACTTGTTTACCTGTCACTGTTGTTAAAGTAAAGCATTCCCTTACTCCGTGTGCACTGGCATCCTTTGCAACAAGGCTAGGGACAAGTTTATTGTTTCTATCAAAACTAATAACCTTATCACCTTTTTTAATGTCTTGTATCTGTTTAGTGCATACTAGGTACGTTTGGCTACTGCTCTCCGATATCTCACTAACTACGCCACCTATGTTTATATAATACAAGTCTTGTTCTGAAAAAAATCCAACTTTTTTTTCAACTTTGTTTTTTTTGACGTTTTTGAGTATAAAAACCACGGTTCCTTTAGAAAGGCTCTCGTCCAGGGCTACTCTAGATATACCTGAAAGTCCCCTTACTCTGTCTGCGTCAAGTAAGCAGTAAGAGAAGTGTAACCTGGAACCGTTCTTAAAAGTTCTTATTAAAATACTGTCTTCACACGATTTATCTACAATATGAGCTTTAACATAACTGTTATGTATAAAAGGTCTCATCATAAGGTTACTAAACCCTTTTATTTGGTCAAAACGTGGTTGTATATAAAGAGTATGGAAATTAGGCACAGCCATGCCTCGAAGAGCACCATCCATACATATACTAAAAGATTTGCCGACTTGTCGGGCTGTCTTCAAAACTATCCTTTTTGGTACCGCTAAGTTGTAAATAGGCGCTAATTGAAAATGAAAGCGTAAATCTACTGGTTTTCCTTCAAATTGAAGTAAACTAAGTAAAGGTGCCAAACTATGTATATTTTGTGCTTCTACTCCTTCTGCATAGCGTGTTATCTGTTCTTTTATATTGGTCTTGTTCATAAACCCTCCTGTTGGTTAATATTCTTTAAAATAAGCCATAAAAGTAGAAAAACAAGTTATTTTTTGTAAAAAAGGGACTTTTTAAGGATTTAGCCTTAAATATTAATTTTTAAGCCGTTTTTGGGCATTATATAGTACAAGGACAGCTTAGCCTTGTGTATAAAAGAAGAAAAAGCCAAATATTTAAGCATTAACAATTAAAACAAGAGATAAAGTGTTTTTTTGGTTAAAACTTAATATAAACTAATATTTTGGTAAAAGGTTTAAATAAACACTTATAGTCGTAAGTTATCTGTTATCGGATAATATTTGTAATACTAATAGATTTAGATCACCGTACACGGTACGTCTATTGAAAAGTATAAGTGTTTGTTATTTAGCTGTAATCGGCTATTAAAGTAAAGTAGCAATAATGTAAGAAGTATATGTTTTTCGATGGACCACTTAGTGTACCATCCTACAACCATACACATCTTATAAGCTTTTGGTTTCTTCTTTTATATAAATAATTTGAATAGTTTTAAAATTTATCTGTTATCGGATAAATAAAGGGACGTCTAGAAATAAAAATAAAAAAATCCACGTATACACCAGGATTCTTTTAAAAAGTATTCAAATTAGAATGTAAATCTTATATCACCTTAAATGTTTTAAATAGCTGTATCGGCTATAATTGAAAAAAATCAACAGAAGTAAGATAAATTCTCTGCGCAGCTCTATAATGATTACATTAAAGCTGCTCAGCTAATTTATACTATTGAGATTTAAGGCAAGAATGATTGAGCGATTTATTGTAAAAGGTAAATAAAGAACTGTTTAACAATAAATCAAAAAAAGTAAGGAATAAAACTGTAAATATCTTAAATGTTTTAAATAGCTGTAATCGGCTATAAGTAAAATAATAATAATAAACACAAGAAATTCACGGATCACCCTTCATTTTTCTACAAAACATGAAGGAGGATCAGTTAATTTCTAATATTAAGATTTAAGGTAAATTTAATTTAAATGTTTTATAATTACTAAAAAAAACTCAAATATATTTTAACGATGTAAGGTTTTAAGTTATAATTTTTTTAAAGGTTGGATTGGTAGTTGTTATCGACTACTGTATGTGTTATTTAAGGGAGATAAGTAACAAGGAGTACAGAATAAGCTTTAAAAGAAATTATTAGGATAAGTTAAATAAATGTACAGGGTATCTGTGATCGGGTACCAAAAGAAAGTCTAAGCTCAATAATAAGTAAGACAAGAACAACCGTGACGGTCACCTTATTGGGTATTCGTCACGAGGGTCCATGTCTATACTTTTATAAAGATTTATTTAACTGTTTTTGTGTGGAAGAGGGATTTTTCCGGTGGTTATAAATGGAACAAGTGGAAAAAAGTAAGAAAAAGATATATATTAAATTTATATCTTACGAAAAAAATGAACAAGGAAGAGGAGTTAACATGAATAGTAGTAGAGAGTTATTAAAAACAATTGATTTGGATTTTACAGAAAGAGGGCAGACTGGTACATATAAAACTAACGCTTTAAATAGCCACAAGAGGGGCATAGTGCGTTTTAAACCAGCAACCCGTATTGAGAGGTGTATATCCAAAGATAATGCTTTTAAAGACGATAAAAATGATTATTATCCTGTTAGCAGTAGTTCAAGTCGTTCATCCGAATCCTCAGCTAGTAGTGAGGAGTCTGCCTAAAAAAAAGGAGGTCAGTATGCTTTCGAAGATAGAAAGAGACAGCATAGCGAACCTAATTCTTATTGTTCTATTTATAATTTACATAAAACCGATAATATTTGCATTTTGTATATTTGCAGCTATTTGGTTATTTTGTAAAATAAAAAAAATAAATGACAATATAGAAAAAGCAGAAAAATAAGAAAACAACCACCTTTATGCATCATGTTTGCAAGAAAATGAAAGAATTTGCAAGAAATGTTTGCAAGAAAATGTTCATATGAACATTTAAAAAAAAAGAAAAATCCCCTTCCCTTTCTCCTTTAAAAAAAGAAGAAAAAAAGAAAGCTTAAAGCAAGAAAGAAAGAAAGTAATATAAAGAAAGAAAGAAAGAAATATATAAAGAAAGAAAAGAAGAGAAAAATCATCCTCAAACTTTTCCTTTCGAAAAAGAAAAAAAGATACACTAGACTATAACAATGAAAACGTCGACCCTTCGGGTCTAGTTTCCAGCTTTAATTATAGTATATCCTACGCGTGTATAAGTAATCTTACTCAATTTCACTATTACTCGGTAAGCTTTTGTAAAAAATAAAAAAAACGTTTTAAAGCATCTTATAACAACTTTTTATTTAAACCTATCTATTTACCGGTATGGTTTAATAAAATTAAAATTTGTAGGACTAAACTTTAAATCTAGGCCATATAAAAAGCAATAAATCGTTTTAATTACAAAATATTTTTTTAATAGGTTGTTCGTTTAGTGTTATCGCTAAATAAAAAGAATGTTACAACAAAACTAGTTGTTTACGCGTATCTGGGGCATTAAATATTTCAAACTTATTTACAATAAAGTTTCAAAAGTTTAACACCCCCAGATACGCGCAAACACAGTAAAGCTATTAAAAAAAAATAAGGTAATCTTTATCTTATGTCGGGTAAGTACTATAATAGTTAGCCATCGGTGCATCCATTATAGTACTTACGTTTTTTTCATTTAATAACAAAAAAAGAAAGGTAAAACAAATGAGCAAAAAAAGAATGCTCGCAATAGATCCTGGGTTTAAAAACACAGGTGTGGCTGTACTTGAATTTAATGATGATGAATGGTTTATTATTCATACGTCTTTAATTAAGACAGAAAAATCTTCTAAAAAACTAGGTGTACGTGTAGCAGACGACACGGTACGTAGATGTGAAGAAATTGCAAGAGCATTGCAAAAAATTATAGACAACACAAAGGTTAGTCTATTCGCGGTTGAAACACCATCAGGGGGTGGTAAATCAGCATCGGCTGTAAAAGCCATGGCTTTAGCAACAGGCGTTGTCAGTACAGTAATAGCTTTAAACAAAAAACCTGCGGTGTGGTGCACACCAACGGATGTTAAAAAAGCTACCATTGGTACTAAGACAGCATCTAAACTTGCCATAATGGACTATGCGTGCGAAAAGTTCCCTACCTTACGTTCAGAGTACACCCACATAAAAGGTGCCTCTAAAGGTAAATTAAGGAATGACTTCGAACACATAGCCGATGCAATTGGAGTATTCGAAGCAGTTAAGGAAGACCCCTTAACTTTAATGTTAACAAATTAAAAGTAAGTAAGTAAGTAAGTAAGTAAATAAGTAAAGATCATATGATTTTATTTATTTATTTGCTTACTTATTTAAAAAAACAGATCAAGAAAGGAGCTGCTTATTTTTTTATGGTTTTATGAAAAAATAAAACACACAAGACCGGAAAAACTTAATTTAAAAAAATAATAATAAAAAAAAATAATAAAAAAAAGAAAGAAAAAAAATTATGAAAATTATTAATAAAGAACAATTGCTCTCTGTAATAAAAGAAAGAGGTATGTTTGCTAATTTAAATGACTTAGATGTGTCAGAAATAACAGACATGACTCATTTATTTGAACCTTTTTCGTTTGATGGAGATATTTCACAATGGGATGTATCCAACGTCGAATCGATGTCGTGTATGTTTTATAATTCGCCTTTTACTGGAGACATCGCTAATTGGGATGTATCCAATGTTAAAGATATGTCGTATATGTTTTCTGATTCCCTTTTTAACGGGGACGTTTCTAACTGGGATGTTTCCAATGTCAGAGACATGAAATATATGTTTGCGAATTCTCCATTTGAAGGAAATGTTTCTAGGTGGGATGTTTCTGAGGTTAAAAATATGGACCATATGTTTTATAATTCTCCTTTTAAGGGAGATGTTTCTGAATGGAATGTTTCCAAAGTGGAGGAAATGGAGCATATGTTTTCTGATTCGTCTTTTGATGGAGATGTATCTAACTGGGATGTCTCACAAGTAGAAGACATGTCGGGCATGTTTTATAATTCACGTTTTGAAGGAGACGTTTCTAAATGGAATGTTTCTAACGTGGAATACATGGATCACATGTTTTCCATTACACACTTTAACGGAGACGTTTCTAGATGGAATGTGTCCAAAGTTAAAATCATGGACCATATGTTTGCTGATTCTCTTTTTAATGGGGATATTTCTAACTGGGATGTCTCTAGTGTTAAATCTATGAGATACATGTTTTATTCAACGAGATTTAATGGAGACATCTCTAAGTGGAATGTTTCAGGTGTGAAAGGAATGGACTGTATGTTTGCGAATTCTAGTTTTAATGGGGATGTTTCTAACTGGGATGTCTCTAGTGTTAGAGACATGAGATTCATGTTTTCGGACACTCCTTTTAATGGAGATGTCTCTAGATGGAACGTAGCTAAAGTTATAAACATAAATAGCATGTTTGAGGATTCTCCTTTTAATGGAGATATCTCACAATGGGATGTTTTTCTTATGGAGTATGTAGAAAAAGCATTTAAAAACACTCCGTTTGAGAGAACAAGTAAATGTAGTGAGTTTTTAAGAAAAATAAGAATTTAAAATAATAATAATAAAGAAAGGTAAAATTATGAAAGAAAAAATGAAAGTAATATGGGCGGCGCGTCATCCATTAACGGGTGAACAAATAAGTGATTTGAAGAAAAAAATAAAAAATGAAGAGTTAGAAATAATTCAAAAAACCATAACATGGAGGGCTACTAATAAAGTTCACCTGGATGTGGCGGCTAATAACGAAATATGGATGCATCTAGAAGAGGATTCAGATATTATTACTGGAGTATTTCCTCCAGTAGCGTTGGAAGCAAAACCATCTGACATACAGGTATATAGTCCTGTCTCTGCTCAAGAAAAAAGAGTGAGAGAAGATGGAACAACCAACATCACATTCGTCCATGTTAGATGGTCAGAGTTTAATTAATAATAAAAATAAAAGAAGGAAAATAAAAATGGAACTAACAATAACAAAAACAAAAAGAATTTTGAAAGCATGCCAAGAAAAATTTAAACCGTTATATATAGCGGGACCTCCAGGGATTGGAAAGTCTGATCTGGTAAGACAGGCAGCAGAAGAAAGAGCGGAAGCGCTTGGTTTATTATTTATAGATTTCAATAGATTAGCAAGCAGTCTGAAAGATTGTCTATATTCAAATGAAGTATACAACAATAACCCATTATGGGTAGAATTCGCGACTGATAGTCAAAAAACTCTCTGGTTAAATAGAGAGAAGAAAAGAAGAAAAGAAGCGGAAGATGCTTTTGAAAAAAGAAAAAAGCAAGATGAAGATGCGGAAATGATTAAACCAGCGGATTTGAAAATAAAAGACGTGATATACGTATTTATGGACGTAAGGGTAAGTCAATTAGATCCATCTGATTTAAGAGGTATGCCTTCATTAGCTACTAATGATAAACCGTATGCTCCATGGAAACCTACGCTGATGATGCACGTGCTTTCACAGCAAGGCCTAAACGGAACACTATTTTTCGATGAGTTAAGCTTAGCTCCACCTTCTGTACAAGCAGCCGCCTATCAAATAATATTAGATAGATGCTGTGGAGATTTGTACTTAAGCACAAAGGTAAGTATAATGGCTGCAGGTAATAGAGCGGAAGATAAAGCTAATGTTTTCGAGATGTCCATGCCGCTTAAGAATAGATTTGGTCATATCACCCAAATAGCTCCAACCATTGATGAATGGACTGACTGGGCTAATAGGAGTAATATTGATCCAAGAATAGTGGCATTCCTCAACTTTAAACCTGGACTATTAAACGTCCCTATAGAGAAAGCGCTTAAGCAAAAAGACAGTGCGTTCCCTACGCCGAGATCATGGGCAATGGTTTCTAGTTTGATTGAGGACATAAAGACAAATAAGCAACAGAAAGAAGAAGTACAAATGACTAGAGAATTTGCCTCAGCTTTTGTAGGTGTTGCTGCAGCGTCAGAGTTTATAGCCTTCATAGAGGTAATGTGTAACTTAGACTTAGACTTCATATTAAACAACCCTAAAGAGGGCGTTGCTAATTTAAATATAAGTCAACTCTGGGGGTTAATAAGTGCTATACCTGAACTATACAAGTCAAACAGATCTTTGTTTGATAAATGTGTATTGTTGATGGTTGAGCTACAACCTGAGTACGCAGTTAATATGCTCAGAATGATGAAAGCGACAGAAACCACTTTAACACAGTGGACCAAACGTTGTATTAAGTCACCGCTAAAAGCCAAGCTATTATCTTACGGTATGTATCTAAAGGATTAATTATGTTAGAATTAACACCAAAACAGCTTGTGGCACAAGCTGTTATAAAGCTACAAAAAGAACACCCGTTCTTTAGTTATCTTCTCATGTCTGTCGAGAGAATTGAAGTATCTCCCGATGATGAGCGGATTAAAACAATGGCCGTTAATGCTAAGGAACAATTATTCTATAATCCCTCTTTCATTAAAACTCTAAGTAAATCCCAAATAAAAGGTGTGCTGTGCCATGAAATAATGCACATCATATTAGGGCATATGTTTAGACTGTCTAATGCCATACCGGCTATATCTAATATAGCAGCTGATTTAATTGTCAACACTAAAATAAAGAAAGAAGGGTTTGTTTTACCTTCTGGCTGTGTTGAACCTGATTCAGCAGGTGAATGGAAGATACCTAAAGATTGGTTTAAGGATAACATTAAGATCAAAGAGGTAATTATTAAAGATATAAATAATCTAACGAGTGAAGATGTTTATTTAATATTAGAAAAATATTTACCCAAAGATTTTAAAAATAACCAAGGCTTTGATTTACATATAGCAGATGAGGAAGATAGTTGGTTAAAAAATAAAAACAAACCAACTATCTCGCAAGCGCTGCAGGATAAGATAACGCAGGCAGCTATATATGCAAAATCAAAAGGAAAATTACCCAACGGATTAGAAGAACTGGTTGATGATTTAGTAACACCTAAGGTAAATTGGAGAGTATATCTCCAACGGTTCCTGAGTTCACACATACCTGTGGACTTTACATACTCTAGGTTACACAAAAAAAGTTATGCTTTAGGTGTAGCTATGCCACACATTGTAAAAGAATGTGTGGATGTTGTCGTTCATATAGATACATCAGGATCTACTCGTAATGAGTTACCTGTGTTCTTAAGTGAGATGCATAGTATGTTACAGGCGTTTCCTGTGTTAAAAATGACACTGATTGTGTGTGATGCACAAATACATGATGTAGTCACATTTGACAGCCACAATTCAAACGACTTATTGAACATGTCGTTTAAAGGGTGGGGTGGAACTAGTCATAGACCTGTTGTTGAATACATAAACGAAGAATTACCACACACTAAATGCCTGGTAAGTCTAACGGACGGATGCAGTGACATAGAACAGTGTTATCCTGATTTACCATTAAATTGTCATAATTTAATTGTGTTAGCTGGTAATTTTAATCCAAAACGGTTGGCAGAAGAACTTAGTGAATTTGCTGAGATAATTAGTTTATAAAATAAAAAGGTGAAGGGATTAGTCCCTTCACCAGAAAGGAAGTTATGAAAATAGCGTTTATGGCAGATTTACATCTGTCCCCTTTTATATGGGTAAATATGAAAGGAATAAAAGGTGATGCTTATCGAGCATTAGAGCAAGCAACTAATCAATTAATTAAAGCTGAGATTAATGTTTTAATTTTAGGTGGTGATATTTTCGACAATAATGCGCCAACAGCTGAAAGTGAAAAAGTCTTTTGGACACAGATGAACAGATTCAAAGAAAAAGGAATAACTGTAATGGCTATACAAGGTAACCATGATTATACAGGAACGATTCCTAGATTTGAGATATTAGGAGCATTAGATGTAAATAATAAACGTGTTCATTTAGGAGAAAATATCTATGCTACAGGTATTGAGTACACTAATGATAACGACAAATTACTAGAAAGGATACTAGCTTTAAAAGACACGGAATACGACTACGTGGTAATGCATACAGCGTTTAAACATTTATTAGGATTTGAAGGAGCCTATGCCGTAGAAGCATCTAATTTTAGCGAAGCTAAAATAAAAAAAGTGTTAGTAGGGGATATCCACGTCAAGGATAAAACAACTAAGCACGGTATTACCTTTTATAGTCCTGGTGCTACACACGTCAGAAGTATAAGTGAAATAAATAAGGATCACGGTATTTGGATTTTTGATACTAAAAATGGAAAGGAAGAGTATATGAAGATAAAGAAAGGTAGAGATTTTGTAATAGAAAACTATTCAGACGAATTAGTAGACAAATTACAAAAATTAGAAAAACCAAAAGAGCCTGATTTTTTACCTGTATATATAGTACAAACAGCTTTTAAAAACAAAGCTGAAATGGAAATAGTGAGAGACCAGGTAAAGGATAAAGCGATCGTTATGATAAAAGCTGTACACAGTTTAAAAAATACACATAACCTAGAAACATTAGGCGATGTTTATACTTTAGCTGACGCTATAGATAGTGTGGTTGATGATAACACTATTGAAAAAAGTGTACTTAAAGCTTTAGTAAACAAACCGGAACAAGCTGATGTTTATTTAGATCGATTGCTAAAAGCAAATAACATTGAGGTTTAATTATGAAACTTAAAGAAATAAAATTAAAAAACTTTAAAAGCCATAGTGACTTCAGTATTAAATTTACAGAAGGCCTTACTGGTTTATTTGGTGCAAATGGTTCTGGAAAATCTTCTCTTATTTCAGCTGTTAATTACGTTTTAACAGGCGTAGTAATAGGAGGGGATAAAAAAGAAGATGTTTTGAAATGGGGAACAACGAAAGGGAAAGTTACTCTATTGTTTGAACATGAAACAAAAGAGTACATATTGGAGCGTAGTCTACATAATGCTAAAACCAGTCTAAAGACCACGGACGGGGGGATAAGCATGACAACTAGATCCGTTGTGCAAAAATATATTCATGATATAACGGGGGTACATCCTGATCTATACGACAAGGTAATTTGTGTAGCACAAGAGGAGTTAGATACACCACTTAAGGCAACACACGCTGTGAGTCAAGACTTCTATCTAAACATCTTTAATTGTAAAGTTGCAGACACTCTGTCAAAAGCTTTAAGTAAATGTATAGCTAAGGTGGCTATATGCAATACACATAAAGCGGAGATAAGTGCTAAGACAATACAGAAGGAAGAATTAGAGCTTGAGATAATAGCACTTGAGAAAAGACTAGCGTTACTAAAACAAACGCTAGAACAGGCTCCAGCTAAAGACAAGATACAGGCCAATATCGAGAAATTAGAGAAAGCTTTAGGTGAAGGTAATCTACTCACAAACTTAAAAGATAAGATGAGTCGGTTGAAGGCACAGGAAGAAAAACTTAAAGAATTTCTAAAGGGTAAAGAAAAACCTTTAGTAGAAGCTATTAGGCCGAGTGAATGGGGTATAGAGCAGCAATATAATATATGGCAAAATAAAAAAGCGTATGTTGCAAGCATGAAAACAGAAGTTAAGCCAGCGGTAAAAGATAAATGTATACCAAAAGGTGACTTGAAGACAATAGCTGATAAAGTTAACAACGATTATATGCTATATAAATTCAAGCAACAAGGTGCAGTTACTTCTGAATGTCCTGTGTGTTCTAATAAAATTAAAGATAAGACAGACTATACAGATAAATTAGAGTCAACCAAACAAATTGGAATGGCTATATCTAAGTATAGAAAAGAGGAAGTCAGGTTACAAGGGGTTCAAAGTACAATTGAAAAAATACAAAAGGATCTCGAAAAAATGGAAGCTGCTTTACCTAATGAAGTTATTATTTTTAATCCCACTAACTGGAAGGAGCGTGTTAAAGACAACGAGATTTTAGATTCTATTGTTAAACAAGAGCAGCAACTAGCACAAGTAGTTAATGAGCTTGAGAAAACAGAAGACGATATTCAAAAGTTGTCAGGTGGTGCGACAGATTTAAAGACAATTAAAAAGCAGTTAAGTGAACAAAAAAAGGCACTTAACGCTATAGAAGGAATTTCTTTAAATATTTATGAAAAGCAAGTTGAACTTAATAATAAGTGTGGTATTGTAAGTGCTTCGAATGAATTAATTAAAGAATGGAAAGAGGCGGACAAGCTTGCTGTTATGTATAATAACGTTAGGGAAAAACTACAAATATGTAAAGATTATTTACATAGAGACCAGCTACCTAAATTGGTAATACAAAGAGGGTTAGCTAGTATAAATGAATGTTTAAATAAATATTTAAATATTGTAGAAATACCTTATAATTGTTATATAAATAACGATTGTGATCTGGTGTTTGAAGTAGAAGGAGAAGAAAAAGCGTTTAGGTCACTTTCAGGTGGTCAACGTAAAACAGTAGCGTTAGCTTTTAGGTTAGCGGTGTCTGAAATTATGACACCAGACTTAGGCTTGTTGATATTAGATGAACCTACAGCGTATGTAGATAGTCAAAATATAGATAACATGATTAATGCTATTAAAAAGTTAAAAGAGTATGCGCAAGAAAGAGGACTTATCTTATGGGTAGCCACACATGAAGAGAAGTTTAAACAAGCGTGTACTAAGTATATAGAGTTATAAGGAAATGAAAAAACCGAAATGCTCTAAATGTAGAAACATACTTAAATGGGATAAGGATAATAAATGTTATGTAACTAAAGATAAATTAATAGGAGAACATCTTATAGTAGGTAATAAAATTTATTATTATTGTCCTTGCGGTGAACCTATACATGTATATAGGAACATAAGAGGTAAAAAAGAAGTTAGTTTTTTACCCAAGCATTTACAGAATGTTGAATGGACGTTATCGTCTAATTTATTAATAAAGTAAAAGAAGGAGAAAAAGAATGGAAGCGTTAATTAAAGACATGCCTGGTGGAGAAATAAAACTACCTGAAGTAATGGAAACAGAAACCGTAGTGTTAGGAACAACCTTAAAAAAACCTGAAGAGGAAATAGAAAAGGTAGATCCTGAACTAATGGAAACAGAAACCGTAGTGTTAGGAACAACCTTAAAAAAACCTGAAGAGGAAAAGGTAGATCCTGAACTAATGGAAACAGAAACCGTAGTGTTAGGAACAACCTTAAAAAAACCTGAAGAGGAACTAGAAAAGGTAGATCCTGAGCTAAAGGAAACAGAAAAAACAGAACATCAAAAGAAGAAAAGAAATCCTGAAACAGTGAAAACAGTTGAGGAGTTTGATGTAATGTTAAGAGAGGTAGAAAAAAAGACAACCATACTTAGGAGAAGTTTTACGTTCTTAATGAAGAACAGCCAACCTGATCCGGAGTTAGCTATTAAGGAAAGTATAATCAAAGATTTACAGCTTAAGTTAGATAAAATAACAAAAGCTATTAATAGTTAAATGTCTAAGTACCAGCTTAAACGCGCTGGGAATTTAGTTTCTTTACAACCTTGGATTAGTTCGCTTGAATCTCTATTAACTTATAGTAGAGCAAGCGTCCAAGTCCAAGGATATAAAACAGTACCTGTAAAACACAAGGAGAAATTATTCTCAGTTAAAGAAGGTATTGGCTATTTTCCAGCAGGTCTTTTGAAGCGAGTAATTAAATGGTTTGATAAAAATAAAACAGACTATGATTACACTGACTTTAGAGACACTAAAAAATTGTTCCCTACACCTGCTTTTAACAAAGTAGAAAAACTTCGAGAAAACCAAGACAAAGTATTAGTAGCAGTAGCTCAAAATGATAAAGGACTTATTGTATGTAATACGGGGTTTGGTAAGAGTTTTTTAATAAGGCAAATTTGTTTAATGTACCCTACATTGAAGATTATTATAACTTCCCCTGGCAGGGATGAAGTTAAAAACTTATACGATAGTTTTAAGGACACCTTTCATAAAGATACATTATCTTTAATAGGCGGAGGTAAAGACGGGGGCCCACATAAAAGAATAACTATTTGCACAAACAAGTCTCTTTTAAAAACAGACTTAGAGGGATGCGATATGTTACTATTTGATGAGGTACACTCTGTAGGCCATAATTCTATTGCTAAGACTTTAATGCAAGTAAAAGATGCACGTATGCTTGGATTTACAGCTACACCGTCTGGTCGTAGTGATAAATCTGAAATGGTTATGCATTCCTTATTTGGTGATATAATAGCAGAGTATGACTATCAGACATCAGTGGCAGCTAAGACGGCAGCTCCTATAGAAGTGTGGTTATATGAAGTTGAAGGCAAAGATCATCAATATCAAAATATGGTATCTAAAAAACGTAATTTCATATGGAGACATCGTAATAGAAACGAAGCCATAAAAAAAGCTGTACGACAGTTTTCAGATGAGGAACAAGTACTAATAATGGTTGATACATTAGAGCACGCAATGCACCTTAAAAAACTATTACCAGAGTACACTTGTGTTTATGGAACTTCTAATAAGAAGGATTATGAAGAATATAAAAGAAGGGGCTTTACTACTGATAACTGTATGACAAATAAAGAACGTAATAGAATTTACGATGATTTTAAAGAAGGCAAGTTAAAAAAAGTTATAGCAACACTTGTGTGGAAACAAGGTGTGGATTTTTCAAAACTTAGCGTGTTATGTCGTGCAGACGGTGGTCCTAGTCCTATTTTAAGTTCCCAAATACCTGGACGTTTATCAAGAATAGCGGAAGGGAAAGGTAAAGCTATTCTATTAGATTTTATGGATAGTTATTGTAAATGGGGTATAGGTAGGTTTAATAAAAGACTAGCCCATTATAGAAAAAACGGCTGGAACATAATAAGAAAAGGATAAAAAAAAATGACTTTAGATGATTTTAAGAAAAAAGCGAGAAGATATGTAGGAAGGGATGTGTCCCGTTTATCTTCATCTGCCTGCACTTATCTTATATCTAAACTGAAAGAATATGATGAGTCAGTTGAAACTTTTTGGGTCTTTATGAAAAAACGCAAAGATCCTACAAAGATGATGCTAGATAATGTTATTATGTCAGATGTTATTTGGGAGGAATTCATTCAGTTTAGACATAACAGAAAGGACACCACCCGTATACATGCGGGTTTGGAGTTAGACACGTTCAATGCTACTATGTCCTCAGCAATGAACCCTCTAACTGAATATAAAAGACTAGAGCATAAAGTAGGGCCATTACTCATGTATTTAATGGGCAAATATTTAGGTATGGTAGATGCAGATGAGTATCTATCTAAAGCCATACAACAAATAAGAGAAGAACCTCATTATATTGAGGCTTATTCTAAAGTGCCTATCCTTGCTGAGTATTTACCCGTTAAGAACAAGAAGGAGTTATAGTATGAAAAACACAGAAAAAATACTAGTGTTATTTCACTTAATAAGAGATAAAGAGTTAAGAGCCGCGCTCATACAAAGTGAAAAGAAATGGGAAAAACACACCTTCTTCGAAGAAGATATGGACACGGTTGAGTATTTATTATGGGAGGTATGTAAAGAAGTACACCTAAATAATAAAGGAACTGTAGCAAGACTTACTTGTAATATCATTCTAGAACGTAGGGAGGATTATGTTAACGCTAAAGATATGGCGAAAGCCCATTCGCTGTTAGATGAATTTTTTGATATTGATAAAAAGAATTTAAGGAAAACTAAACCTCAATGTGATGCAATTATAAAAGACAGATTAATGCAAGTATCTAGATTAATAATACAAGCAAAATTATCTGCAGTATCCAGCACAGAGGCTGTTTCCTCTTTAATAAATGATGTTAAAAATGACATTATTGATTCATTAGAAGAGGATAAAAGTTTACCTGATACACCTTTTATGGATGTGGATAGATTCGTAGAGAATACACCTAGAGAGCCAACAGGTGCAATGCCTTTTGATATCGTAACAGGCGGTGGTATTTTATTAAGAACAGTAACATTAGTTATGGCACCAACAGGCGGAGGTAAGACTACGCTATCTTCTCAGATATTAACAAACAAAGCTAGACGTAAACAGCATTGTTTATTATGCACCTACGAGCAGCCTACTCAAGGTGATGTAACAGAAAGAATCTGTAGTAATATGCTAGATACATCTGTAAACATTTTAAGGTCTAAACAAGTAAAGGAATGGCCTCAAGCTGTACAAGCTAAATATAAAGTACAGAAAGAAATGTTCGGTGAATATATTCATGTAGAAGATATGTCTAAAGGGTTGAAAGGTACAGGTGGTGTAGACGATATAAAACAATTAATACAAAGAATGCAGGAAGCATCAATTATGCCTAAAGTCATTATAATTGATTGGTTTTTACCTATGCTACGTAGATACTTAACGGCTAATAGTATACCACTTACAAGTGAATATGTTAGAAATTATGCTGGTGTATTTATAGACGACCTTAACCAATTAGCTAAAGATAAAGATGTTTCTTTTATTATCTTTCATCAGCTTAACACACAAGTAGCAAGAGCCTCTTCTAAATATAAGCCCGTTGTTACAGACGCAATGGAAATAAAAAGCTTAGGTTATTTATGCGATGATGTTGTTTTAATAGGTAACAGAAACAAAGTAAATAATATAGCTTGGATGCTTACAGATAAAGCAAGAAGAGGTGCACCACAAGAGTTGTTAGTTAAACTTAATGGGGAGTTCGCTAGATTTGAAAATGCACAGGATGATTATATACTGGATAGACACGGTAACTTTATGGAAAAAAATGCTAGAGTTCCTTCAGAAGAATATGTGCAAGAGGATACAACTGATGGTTTCAGTAGTATGTATATGGGTTAGGCGTATGAAGAACGATATCTTATATAACAAACTAAAAGCCTTGTATGGTGAGGTCCATATAGCAAATGAAGGAGAGGTTGTTGAATATACTTTACCGTATGTTCAATATAGTGAAAAACATAAAACAAGATGGATAAGAGAGGTAACTGGCGGTGAAAGATATTATTTTAAATGCCCTTTTTGTGGCAAGCCTGACAAGTGTTGGATTCCTTATTGCTCTGGCAGTCAACTAGACATTGAAGGGCCTCCTACGTTTTTTTGTAGACATGTTATGTGTTATAGATGTGAATTTGAAAAGGACGAAAAGAAGAAAAAAAAGTTCTGGAAAGATTTAAATAATACAGTAGCAATAAAAGTTAAAGCAGAAAAAAGAACTACCGACGAGGCGGTAATTGTGAAACCCACAATGCCTGCAGGTACACCCCTTTGGGATAAGGTACATTCTGCGGAAGGAATTAAATACGCTCTTAGTAGAGGCTTCGACCCTGATGAATTAGGCGTTCATTGGGGAGCTATTTACTCTGAAGATATAACGGTCTTTCGTCATCCTCATATAGTTTTTCCTATATACCAAAATAGTGAGTTAGTTAGTTGGCAAGCTAGATTTATAGGAGAAGACTATAAAGAGTATGGTGTACCTAAATATATGTTCCCTAGAAGCGGGTGTAAGAAAGCATCTTATTTATATAACATGGATAAAGCTAGATTATATAATATGTGTGTTATCACAGAAGGTATAACAGACACACATAGAATAGGCGCTAATGCTGTATGTATTTTTGGTAAAAGTGTTAGTAAACGTCAAGCTAAGATGATAAGAACTTTCTGGAGAAATGGTAAAGTTATATTAGCTTTAGATGCAGACGCTTTAGATAAAACACAAGAGTTAGTAGATAAATGGCAAGCGGCCCAATATTTTAAACAGGGCGTTTTTATTTTAAAAATGGAAAAAGGTATGGACCCAGCTTCTTATACAAGAGAAGAAATACATAGAAAAATAAAGGAGATTTAAAATGCACCAAGCAAAGAGTAACCAAGTGTTAAAAAAAGACACTATATTGAAATTCGGTAAACACAAAGGAATAAAAGCATCTAACCTACAATACGGGTATTTAAAGTGGGTTGATACAAATGTTCCTTTTTGTTCGGTCGATGTCTCTTTACTAGAAACTAAAAGAAAGGAAGAGGATAAGAGACAAGAAGAGAAGGACAATACAAGGTGGTATAGTCATAGTAGAGCTATTACCGATAAATATACCACAGGTCGTCGTAAGTATAACAGAGATATAGCCGAGATAATGGAATCAGGTATATACATGGAAGTACCTAATCAATTTTAATACAATATAAAAAGGTTTAATTATGTTCGATTTTAGTAAACATAAATTGTGTGTGTGGAAAAAAGACAAGCTTTTTTAAACTTATATGAAAAGGAGAACAAAGAATGAAAGCAATAACGAAAATAAAGGTAGGTGATTTGGAGGCAGAGGTATTTCTATGGACACCTGACTTAAAAGTATTACCTTTTTTGGGAGAAAAAAGTGAATACATTGCTATCGATACGGAGACACACCTTATCGATAAAGAACGGCCATATATAACACCTAAAGGTGTTGTACTACAAGTATATAATGGTGTACATGTAGAATTAATTATGTGGCAACATTGGGACGCGAATATGAGGTTGTTAAACACAACTTACCCTAAAGCTTATTACATATTACATAATGTGCCTTTTGACTTTAATGTAAT